TCTCTTTGTATTTTTTTAAGTGTGTCCTGACTCAGAATCTTGGTTGTTTTGGCCTTGTAAAGATTAAACCCCTTCCTTTCCAGGGCGTCCGCGACATCTATTTTATATTTTAACATAATATACCTCCCATCATATTTATATGATACATTTTCCGTCCGTAAAAGTCAAATTTAAATTATCACTAATAAAAGTTACAAAACCTATTGACATCACTTTTAAAAGTGATATAATAACATTAACAACAGAAAACAAAAGCCGCCGGACATCCTTACCGACGGCTACCAATCAGAAGAAAGGATGGTTGATATTATGAAAAAATACGACGTTTATATATCTGGTGGCGAGAAGCTAACAAGCATTTATTCAAACTGTATTACAAAAGCGTGTAAGTCATTTATTCAAACACTGGACAAACAAGCAAAATATACGCTACAGGGCAGAGAACACGCATCTATTAGATACACGGATAATTATTCAATTTGTAGTGATTTTGTAATTATGCAGGCATAATTTAAGCCGTTGGAGTTCCGCCGGTTCGATTCCGGCGGCGGCCATTTCCCCGCAAGGCATCCACCCATGTATAAGACCTTGCAGGTACTCAAGTACTTAATATGCGGTTGTACCCGTCTATAACGCATGTTAAGCCGGTAACCAGAAAACCATAGTAACGCCCCGGTGAAGTCATCCGGCGCTTAACGGTTGCGCGATAGCATCCAGCATAACAGATGGTATGTAATAAGCTGTATCTATGCCCATGTCTTCGCTGTAACCCGCTATTGTGCCGTTATCGTAGACTTTAGACACTGTCAGAGTGTCCAAATATCTCCCGGCTGGACTTGTTATACTTATCTGGCACCCATTCTCAGTTTTATACTTACTCGCAATTTTAATTAAAATATCCACCATATCTGTAGTCATCGTTTAATTTCCTCATTAAATCACTGTTTATAAAATCCCCAGTTAATTAACTATAAAATCAAAATGGACACAGTTAAAATCTGTTTCTTTTTCTGGGATTGGCATACA